TGTTGTATTCAATTTATATGTAACAGGTTCTGCCAATGTTTCATTTGTAGCCTAATCCCGCCATGTTGATTTAACCCAAGAGATTAATTCTTTAATTTTACTATAATCTCTCCATTCATCAGATGGGAAACGTGCTTCAAAGTCATCATACCAAGTAGGATACCAAACTTGATCTTCTTCATTCCAGGAAAGAGCTTCAAAATCATCATCTTGGAATTTTACATTTGCACTATTGTTTCTTTCAAATTCCCAAGATTCCATGTTATCACTATATCCGTAAGGTGCGGGAGCCCGCTTAGGAAGGTTAAAATTATACTTACCTAAGAAAGAAGTCTCTTTAGTTTCTGTATTATACCAGAATAAAACAATAGGAATACCTTCAATACCCCATCTAACCTTAGGATTAGCTTTTTCTTCAGGAGTTACATAAACACAGGTATCATTATAAAACATAGTTAAACCTGTATTATTTGTAGATTCTGAAGAAGCAACATCAGCTTTTAAAACAAATCTATTAAAAGGAATAGATCCAGTTCTTAAAGCATAATTATCAATAGTACCAGAATTTGTGATAAACCCGTTTTTAAACTGTAAATCATAATTCTTTCTATAATAGACTGCGGAAGACGTACCCTGAACATTTAATTGACATCCATTAAAAGTAAAACTTTTAGAAGGGGAAGTAGGATCAGTATAAGATCCGCTTACTGTTTTCTTATCACCTTTATATTGTGAAAGCTCAGCTGCTTCAATGATCATATACGGTAAATCATTAGGTAAATTAGAAATAGTAATATTATCATATTCATCATAAACATTATTATGAGTATAACGATCTACTAAAGTAGCACCTACCTGAGTATCCGCAATCCAGTTATCAAGAATTTCTCTTCTATTTAAGTTATTATTATAAATTCTAATATTATATAAATCAATACCACAACTATTTGATCCTATTGTTATATCAACAGGAGTTAATTGGGTAAATCTTTCACCGCTAGCATATTGAATAGCTCTAGACATAATTCCATTAATATAAATAAGAATTAATCTATTTTCATTTTGCTTTTCAATAACAAAAGAAACTCTAATATGTTCATTATCTTTATATAATGTACTTAATTCTGTTTGCGCGCCTTTAAATAAAACACTTTGAGAGGTTAATTGTAAACCTACATTTCCGCTGAAACAAGAAAGAATTGGCGCAGTGTAATCCGCGACATCTCTCGTTGCAAATTCAAACTATATTGTCTTTCCTGTTGTCTTAAAGTCTGTAGCAAAAATTTGATATGGAATGGTAACTCTTGCATCACCATTAACTCTTAATACGTTGATTCCATCATCATCAGTTTGCCAACCATCAACTCTCCAGTTAAAATCTTGTAAATTTGCGGAAATATCTTGATAAGACCATACTTTTCTTAAATTTTCTGCTTCATTATTACTTCTTCCTTGTGGAGATAAATATAAAGCTAAATCTTCTGTAATTGCGTTAACGTGTATATCAGATTCTACAACTGTAAAAGTAATAATTTTATATACACTTCCTGTCTGAATTTTAAAAGTATTAGTTCCAACTGTATTGGCTCTAAAACTAAAAGTATGTTCTTCACTATTTACACTTTGAGTTGATACTAAACTATCATTTAAATACAATTCTATATCAACACTACTAGATACTGGACTATAAACTTTATAAGGAATAGCAACAGATGAAAATTGATCTACTGTTGTTTGATTAAAAGAACTTGTTATAATAGAAGAATTATTACCTTCTTCTACAAACATAAATTCAAAATAAAGTTCATTAGATCTAATAACTTCTTCATTTAATTCTACTTCAAAATAACATTTTAATGTATGTGCGCCATGTCGTTGAGCGGGAATCTTATACGTTAATTGTCGATTTGAAGCAGATGTTTGTAAAGTCCCAATTTGTATACCATCTAAAATAAAATAAATCTTTTTAGATGCTTCTCCAACTGGAGTAAATGGGAAAGTTATTTCTTCGGTAAAAGGAGTGGTAGTAGTAAATGTACTACTAATAGAGAAATCCGCAACAACAATATTAAAAGTAATAGTTTGTCCATTATCATAAACATCAGAAATTCTTACTTTTACTACATTGTTACCAACATTTAAATAAGGCCCTACGTTAATATTAATAGCGCCCTGTCGAATCTATACTACACCTTTTACAATTCCATTTACAGTAATCCTTGCACTACCATTACCTGTTGAAATATCATCTTCAAGAGAGCTCCAAGTAATAGAAACTGCGCAATCTGATCCTTTAGAAATGGTTTTGGATAACCATCCTGTTGTATTTTGAACGGTAAGTACGGCGTTATTAATATCTCCACCGCCACCACCTCCGCCCCCAGAAGCTGCGAGAGGTATACCATTCTAGCTTGATGTTCCTCGATATGTTGGATATACATATCCAGTATCAGGATCTTGATATAAACCAAGATCATCAACATCAATCGAAACATTATCCATTTTTGCATTTATTTGAGAAAGTGCTTGCCCAACAGCTTCAGCATCAGCAGCCATATCACGAATACTTAAACTATCATCAGTTTGAATACCCGCGCTATTATAAACACCACCAGACTACCAAGAGGTGCCATTATAGAAATACCAATTACCATTTATATATCCATCCTAGTTGCCAGTGTAGATATAAATTCTACTGGTATCCGTCATTTCTGCTGCGGTCTTTGCTGCCGCTGGACTACCAACCTAACCTTTGTTTACTTTTGTGTCATTTAAAGTCTGAATAGAATTTTTTAAATTTGTTATATTAGTTGTAATATTTCCATCATTATTAGGATTAATATTACCTATTGTTTCTTGCAAATTACTTCCATTCTTCATCTAAACGTTCACAGCATCTGCACCAATTGGAATAGGAGCAGAATAACTTCCGTTAGCTTGTTGGACGCGAATATGTTTTAATTTCGCCATGGTTTTCTCCTTTCTTGAATATTTTTTGCTTTTCTATTAAATTTCAAAAATAGTTATATTGGTTAAATTTAAAATGACCAAAGAAATAAAAAAAGGTAGCAACTTTACTAAGTTGCTACCTTTAATATATTTTATTATTTAATTACCGCGTATCTTTCTGAATTAATAGTTTCTAACATTAAGTCATATCCATTTTTTCCTGTTAAGATACTTTTAAATATTGTCGGACTCATACCGCTGACAAAGGATACGTTAGGACCAGAATCTAAAATAGTATTCTGCCTTGCATCAACATTCCAATAAATTAATCTTGGAAGTTCAATTCCATATCCTGCCCATTTACGACGAATTTTTTCCATTTCTGTACTGGCAGTTTCTTCTGTCCAAGTGTCTCCTGGAGGAGCATACCAGTAATTACTAGTGCCTGAGTCAATTTCCATATCAGAAATGACTACAATAGTTTTAGGAATATCACTTATTTTTACTTTATTTTTTATTGCTGTATTTAACAAAAGGTCAAATACACTTGTTAAATTAGTATTTTCACAAAGATTAGTTCTATAGATTCTGTGGACTTTGTCTACAAAATCAACACCTTCAGTTTCAATTAATTGCGGATTGCGAGAAAAACTAATATAATGATTAGCAAATGGGCCACGTAATCTCTCTGCACAATAAAGACCTAAGCTGATAGCAACATTAATAGGAGTACCCCACATAGAAGCAGAAGTATCTACTACACACATCATGCTATCTTCTCTATCTTTAAAGTAATCAGGAAGATTTTCCCAATACTTATTTACCATAAGGCGGTCTGTACCAAGAATGTTGCGGTTGCCGCATCGAATTGCTTTCTCGACTACTTCATAAGGATAAAGGGTTCCCGCATTAACCTTTGTTTTCTTATCTCTTGCAAAATTTTCATATTTCTTTGCTATAATATCTCGTCTTGCAAAAGCATTTTTATATATTAAACCAGCTTTTGATGGGATTTTATCGAAAACAATTTTATCCCACTCATTAGCAGACATAAGTCTCTCAAGTACATTAATTCTCTTTCTAAGTTTAGAAAGCATTTGCCTATATGCTTTAGATGTTAAATTTAATGACTCTTTAGTGATACGTGCTAATTTTTTAGTTTCTTTTGAAGATGCATTTTCACTTTTAAGCCATTTTCCAAGTAAACTAATGCCATTTTCTTTACATGACATATCTAAAATTAATTGTTTTTTAATAAGATTAAAAGTATCTTTTTCAAGGGGTGTATCTACAAAAGTATAAAGATCATCCCATCTACCAAAAAATGCTATATGTTCAAGATTGCGGCGTGCTATTTCAGGATGCTCCTGAGCTAGCCATTTCATACAAACTCGGAAAAATCTTCTTTCTCCCTGGCCTCCTCTACAATCTCTAATGTAAAACAAACATTTTAAAGCCAGGCTCTCATCTTCCTCTAAGGCATTTTTAAATAAAAGAATACAATCTGCGTCAGATCGTGTTCTATATGCAGCACCCAGTGCGAATAAGTCATAGACCGCGGAATTTGTAGTCTTATGAGCAACTCCGCCATTTTCTGTATATTTAAAATTAGTATCATTTTTAAGCTGATTCATAAATGTATTCATATTTTTCTCCTTTACTTTTGTCAAAGTAATTAATATTCTGTAATTTGAGCTATAAACACTTCGTATACTTCATGTTCAGTTAATCCATATCCAGGTCGAGTTTCCTTTTTAAACATAACTTGAGGATTTTCCATGTTGTATTTTTCTTTCATATATTTACTAATAATATCTTTCATTTCTCTTTCTGATATTTTATATGTAATTTCCATTTTATTACCCTCAATAATCACAATATTTTTCAATAAAATCTTCAGGATCTCTATTTAATATTTTTTCAAGATAATCTATATCATACTCTTTTGCTATATCAGAATCAATTTTATAAATATTATATTCAACATCTTCTAAATAAATTTCATTTCTTAAATCTTCTTTTTCTTCTTCTGATATTGAATAGTAAATATCATCACTAAGTATATCATCTACATAATCATTTAATTCATTATTTATTGTTGAATATGTATTAATAACTTCTAAAGATTTTTCTTTAGCGATTTCTAACGCTTCTTTTTCATTTTTACAATCTTCAATAGACCAATCTACCATTCCATGATAACCATGGTATAGATCGTCCGCTGCATAAATTACATATAACATAATATTATTCTCCTTAAAATACTCTCGGAGAGATTTGAACTCCCATCTTAGGATTCGTAGTCCTATATTTTATCCGTTAAACTACAAGAGTAAGCCCCCAGAGGGGCAAAAAATTAATTGTTTAAAAAAGAAGTAAGTATATTTATAAATTCTGATAAATCAGAACTAATTTCTTTATTTTTTTCATCAGCATTCTCTGAAACAAGAGTAGAAGTGAAAGTGCCATAATCTTTAAGATATTTATCTAAAAGAGTCTGAGCTTTATTTTGTGCGGCTTCCGCAGCTTTAAAGGCTTGTTCTACTTCTACAGTACGAGTTTTCTTCTCTTGCTCTTTTTTCTTTTTAGCTTCCTCTTTTGCCTTTTTAGCATCAAGGTGCTGTTTTTCAGCAAGACGTAAATCTTCCTCTTTTTCAAATAAAAGATTTAAAATATCGCTATAATATTTCATAGTATATTTCCCCTTTCAATAATTAGATATTTTACATGGAAAAATGGACCTGGCGGGAGTCGAACCCGCGTCCAGAACTCATACTCTATATAACTTTTTACGCTGTTTAAAGACTTATACTGATTTCCACCACTTTATTTTTTAAATTAAATAAAGAAAAAAATTAAAAATAAATTATTTAATTAGCAGTCAGGCTGCCATTTGATATTCGTTTGCGTTTATATTTAAGTTTTGGTAATTACGTTACCAATCGAGCGAAGTTATATATTTCAAAACCCTGTCGAAACCCTTACAAGCCCCAAAGATATATCTTTTTTGATATATCTTTTTATTTCATCACGGCCACTCTCCTAAAGGTTTACCGAGTTGACCACGTTCTATATCTGTACAATAATATACTCCAGGAAGTTCCGCATCTTTAAAAATTTCTGCGGCAAGATCCTGATAAAGTGTACTAATTACACCATGGCAATCATTAAGATTATCATTAAAGAATTGAACAACGCAGTTTTTTCTTACTTCGTTCATTTTAATCTCCTTTATGTAATAAAATAGCGCCGTTGACAGGATTCGAACCTGCATACCCTTGCGGGTTGGTGGTTTTCAGGACCACTGCTCCACCAGCTGAGCGACAACGGCTCATCCTGTCAAAATGAATAAAAAATTCAAGACCTAAAAATGATTTATCTTTAAAATTTTTTGCTAACTTGTACTTATTATCAAATCTATAATTTGCTGTATAGGCCTTCAACGTAGATGGAAGGATTCGAACCTTCGGTCCCTAAATGAGGACTGTGCCTTAGCAGGGCACCGCGATTAGCCTTCTCTGCCACATCTACAAAAACAAGACATTTGTCTTTCTTAGATTCCAATAACCTTTTCTTTAAGAACTAAATATATTGCTGTAAATGTCTTGGACCTCATCCAGCTGGGATTCGAACCCAGGATCCACAGATTTAGAGTCTGTTGTCTTAGACCGCTCGACTACTGGACGAAAAGCAAAGCACATCATTAACGTTTGTCTTAACCATTTGACTATATTTGAAATACAAATAATAGGATTTGAACCTATAGTATAACGCGATGTTATAGTTGCTGTACGTGCTTTGATGCGGGTGGTGGGACTTGAACCCACACGAGCTAGGCTCTCAGGATTTTAAGTCCTGTGCGTCTGCCATTCCGCCACACCCGCTAACAAGACAGATTTAAATAGCTATCAAAACCCCTAATTTTGTGCTTATCCGCTGAATCTGTCTTTGTAATTACTCGTTATTTATTACTTGCTTTGTTCTGCGAGGAATTGATCGTACTCATCCTTAAAGTACCACGTAAATCCATAGGCTTTATGAGTTTTAGTTCTTCCGTTTAACGCATCGCCAATTCCCGATTTACCTTCTTTGCCGATAGCTGCCAATGCTTCTTTCTGAGTAGCGAATTCTGCAATAATTTTACCTGTTTCAGCATCAATCTGAAGGACTCCACTCTTATTCGGGCTCTTCCGTTTCTTAGCGGCTGCCGCCTCTTCCTCAACAATCTTATTGTAAAATGCAGTTAAAACATCAATGGTCTGTTCCTGAATTCCTGGATCTAACTCCGCAGAATTTTGGAAATAAAATAACAAACCTGAAATCTTATTCTTATCCATATATGTATCTCCTTTTTTCTCTTGTTTTATTTTGTAATATTATTATATCATAAAATTTTTTAATTGTCAAATCGTTTTTTAACTTCTTGATACAAGAAAAAATCCTGTATCAAGAAGTTTTATCATTAGAAAGGAAGTAATATATTTGAAGTTTTCCTTCAAAATATAAGTAGGAGTAGCCGGATTTGAACCGACAGTATCTCGGTCCCAAACCGAGAGCTTTACCGAATTAAGCTATACCCCTGTATGGAGCCGGAGGGATTTGAACCCTCGACATCATCCTTGCAAGGGATGCACTCTCCCAGCTGAGTTACGGCCCCATATTCCGATTTAAGCAGAGCAGATAACATCTGTTTCGGTATCTTGGGACGATCAACTCCCTCAATCGGATACTCAAATCGGTGATAATTTCAAAAGATACCAGCTTTCGCTTTTTAATCAAGACATATTAATGTGCTAGAAATACCCTCTCTAATACATTTGAAAAATTGCTGTGTGTGTCTTTTTAACAGACCCTATAGGAATCGAACCCATATTTTTGGGGTTGGAGCCCAACGTGTTACCATTACACCAAGAGTCGTTATGCGGCTACATGCTCGCTGTGTCAGTACGCTACTCTGGTTCTCTGGATTTTTATTTCCAGTATGCTGGTCGATTTTACACCACACAGTATCATGGCCCCCGCATATTTTAGCTAAAAAGTGGTTTTCCTAAAGCTAGTTTCCTTACTCTCCCAATGCATTTATATACCGAGCTAGGATGGACGCGGTTAAGGATCCTTAAATGAAAGTTTCTTAATGAAATCGTAATTGCATTAACCTATACAACTTTCAAGGTGTCGAAAGGTATTTTTAATTGCGGGTAAATGTTCTCTCTCTACCTGTCCCGCCTTCTTGATTGCATTCCAAGGGACTCTACTTCTCCTTACCTCCAAGCCAATATACCTCGAATTTCCCTCAATGCTTAGCCGAGAGATTCAACAAAAAAAGAATTTACTTTGCGTCTTTATATACCGTTTCCCACTAAGCCACATACCTCGTAAGTCGGTGGTAGTTTAATTCTCTAAATCCATGATAACGGTGATTTTTATATCTTCTCTGATAAACGACTCCAGTGGGGATCGAACCCACGACCTCCG